CTCTAAATTTATTGTCAATACTAATGACTATGCGGATGTTTTTAAATGCATAAACGCAAATAGACCTGAGTTTTTACCTTATGTAAGAAAGTGCCATGAAGAAGATATAAATTTTATAGTTGAGACAGAAGATGGCACCATTGATCAAACAGATTTGATAGTCCCTATCTGTAAAGGAGATATAACTATATCCTTAGCACCTGCAGGCTCAAAAAGTGGTATAGCAAAAATACTTGCAGCTATTGCTATTATTGCTATTATTGCTATTAGTGGAGGCTTTGCAGGGCTTGGAACGGGGGTAGTAGGAGCCGCGGGACCTATGCAGGTTGGTTGGGCAGTAGGAGCAGCCGGAGGCTTAAGTACGGCAGGTAGTATGGTAGCCTTGCTCAGTATAAACTTAGCTCTAGCAGGTATGCAACAAATGATGGCACCTGATCCTGCTGTAGATAAGGATGCGCCGACTAATTATATTTTTAGTGGAGGAGCAAATACCTCAATAGAAGGTGACCCTATTCCTGTCCTTTATGGGGAACTCAGAGTCCCTGGCAGACCTATAGCTGTAGATATACGCCAAGGGGGAAACGGCTCTGGAGGCACTCAAACTATTCAAGACGCAATAAACAATGTAACTCCAGATGCTGCAGGTAACATTAACATAGTAGCACCCAAACAGCAGCCCTAATAGGAGCCCAATAAAATGATTAAAGGTTTACACTTCCCCAACTTCGACGCCGACTTTAGCTACTTAGCGAGAGATAGACAGACATTATCAGTAACAGATTTAATATCAGAAGGTCCTATTTACGGACTTGTTGATGGAGCTGCTTCCGTTTATCTAAACGACGATAGAGCTGTGCCTCTTTCAGAAGCGAGTAGTTATTATAGTCAAAGTGCAGCTTTGGCCGCTTTCACAAACGGTTCTACTTCTGTCACTATTAGTGGAGCAGGCGACAATCCTATTGTAGAATCAGAAGCTGGAATTAAGTACTTAATTGTACGAGCAGGATACGGAACTAAACAAGTAACTGCTACTGATGGATCTGCGGGTAATGATAACTATGCCGTTACTGCTACTCTTACTACTCAGAATACTGATAGCTTTTTTACTGCTGATATGGTCTCTTCGCCTGCTGATGTAGACACGCACGTTCCCGCAAGACTAGGTATAGTGACTCAAGCTGGTGGATTTGGTGACGGTGCTTTTGGGGAAGGTTGGATAATTAAACGAACCAGTGCTTCTGTAGCTGAGTTCGTTCCTGGTAATGCCTCTGGCCCTTCGGGACTATGGATTCCTGATGGTGTTTACTTTTTGGAAGTGGATAAAATAGTTAAAATTTCATCTGTTTCAGGACAAACTGTTACCTTAGCAGCGGCGTGGACAGGTGCTACAGGTAGTTTTAAGTTTGATGTTACGGGCGCTATTGTTACAAAAGTAGACCCCATAACACAGTCGCAGACAACCAACCACGAAGGTGTAACTACTCAGTTCAGGGTAGGCACTTTGGCACAAACCCCATTCAGCGGTCGAGGAGGAAACGGATCTACATCTATAAGTAACAGCCCTAGCGCTGGAGGCTCTTTGCAACAAAGTGATAACTATGGAGGTGACGACGCCGCTAAAGTCTTAGTAGGAAGCTCAGCCGCCGGATTCAACCTAACTGCTAGCCAGTTACAAGAAGTTGATGAAGCTCGTTTTACTATTGCGTATGCAAGTGGTCACTATGCAGTCAATGGTAATGGAGGGGATGATCCTACATTTACTCAATATAGAACACAGATAGCAATTAAAAAACCTGGAGAAAGCTCGTTTGAAAACTTTCAAGTACTAAAGCACCCTTTGACTCATAATAGTATGGATAAAAATGCTGCTAGTTATGTTGAAACAATAGATTTAACAATGTTTAGACCTTTTTCTGACTTTAAAATACAAGTTGAAAGAATAACGGACCATGAAGGTCCCGCTATTAAAGAGATAAGAGCAGACGGTACCGCTAGGACCTTCCATGATTGGACGCAAGTTACTGCGTCCGCTTTAACAAATACAACATGTGTTATTAAAGATATATTAACACACCCCTTTAGCGCAATAGCTAACGTAACTTTTGATACCAAAAAGTTTCAAAGCATACCTACACGCTCATACCATCTTAGAGGATTAAAAGTATCCGTTCCTTCAAACTATGTGACAAGAGAACAGACTAGCGACGGAGTTGCTAGCTATAATCGTAATATTACTAGCGGTGCTATTACTAGTTCTTATCAAGATTGGGATGGTGCTTTTGCATCTGAAAAAGTTTATACAAATAACCCTGCTTGGATATTTTACGATATACTTACAAATAATCGTTATGGATTAGGGGACTTTCTAAAAGATACTGATGTTGATAAATACGCTCTATACAGAATTTCAAGATATTGTGACGCACTCGTTGATGATGGAAAAGGTGGTTTAGAGCCTCGGTTTACTTCTAACTTATACTTTACTAAAGCGGCAGATGCTTATAAAGTACTTAAAGATATGGGCACAGTATTCCGTAGTATGCTTTACTACATTGACGGTAAAGTAATCCCTATTATGGATGCACCTTCAGGCCCTGTTTATAACTTTACAAAAGCTAATGTAATAGACGGTGCGTTTTCTTATGAAGGTACAGGCAGTAAAACACGGATTAATCAGTGTGTTGTTACTTGGATAGATCCTGAGGCTAACTACAAAGCTTCTCCCTTACTTGTGGAAGATAGGCTTAACATTGCTAAAACTGGCACAATTATTTCTCAGAACGCAATGGCGATGGGAGCAACTAGCGAAGGCCAAGCTTTGAGATACGGTCGATGGAAATTATGGACAGCAGCTAATCAAAGAGAAGTTGTTAATTTTTCCACTGCTTTAAATGCTAGTTTTCTTATGCCGGGCGATGTTATAAATATACAAGATTCAGATAGGTATGCAGTACGTATTGGTGGCAGAGTATCAAACTCCGGCACCACCCGTAGTGTTAGTTCTATTCCTTTAGACAGCACAACGAGTTTAATATCTGGCAGTACTTATCAGCTATCTATAATGTTTGTAGAACCTGGTGCATTTGCTACGGAAGATGTTACTATTAGTGGTGTTAACTACAAAAAAGGTGACTTAGTAAAGCAAGCTTTTGTTACAGGCAGCTCAAGTTTACAGAATATAGATACGGAAGTTAAAGCTTCTAATGCTCGTCTAACAAACGGAGGACTCCCTTTAGTATTATCGTGGTCAGAGCATACTCGTGTTGAGACTCAAGACGTAACCGCAGCGCTTGCTGGAAATAGTGTTGATACTATAACAGTGACTACTGGTTTCTCTGCAGTTCCACCTGCAGAAAGTATATGGGTACTTACAGAAACAGCAGGAGGACTAACTGTTTTAGGCTCTGCAAAAGAGTACAAAGTATTAGCTATTTCTCAAAGTGCTAAAAATGAGTTTGGTATTAGTGCCGTTGAGCACTATGATGAAAAGTTCGCAGCAGTAGACGAAGACTTTACTACTTATATAGCAGATAGTGTATATCCTGCAGTAAGACATAATGATGTAGTTCCTCCTGTAACAGACGTATATGCTACTAGCGTAATGAATCCTGATCTTATAGGGGAAGAGCTGACTATACAATGGAGCCCTCCTAGAAACGTAAGTGCGCTTGAAGGTAACTATGAGCATTTGGCAGGTTATGAAATACACCATGATTTTCCAAAAATAGAAAACCCCATAACAATTAATAATAGTAATCAGACTTCTTGGAGTGTCGAAGGAATAATAGATGGTACTTATAATATAGCTGTAAAAACAATCAATATACTTCAAAATGTTTCGGTTCCTACAGTGTCGGTTGTAGTAGTAAGTGATAAGTATAAAGAAAACATACCACGCCTTCCTGAAGGAGTACCTTATGGAGGTACTACAAGTGTAGGCTTTGGATTACTAAGTTCTTCTTTTACGTTCCAAAATTATCAGTACGCTGTAAAAAGCCCTAGTGATAGGGCAGCTCTTATTACGAATACAAGTACTAGTTCTGCGGCATGGCAGCAAAGTTGTACTAATCTACCTGTAATAACTTGGTCTGAAAGTAGTAGACCTGCTTCAGGAGGTTTTATAGATGAACACGCGTATATTCTTATGGATGCGAGTGATAGCAGTGATCGTCTGAAACTTGTTAAGTATCATAAGCCCGCTTTATCCACTCCTTTCTGGTATGATATGGGTTCTGGAAACAGTACTAAGTATGGCTCAGCTTTAACAGGTACTTTCAGCAAAGCTGCTGGTACTACTAAAGTTACGGGGTCTAATACTGCTTTTTTAAGTCAGATTAAAGATGGAGATAGCCTCAAACTTAATAACACAGAAGGTTACAAAGTAGCCGCAGTAGTTAGCGACACACTTCTTTATGTAACAAATAACTTTAGTTCTTTTGTTAATGTATCAGCGTACCTTCCAAATATACGCATAGACTATGCAAATGATGTAATCATTGCTCGAATTTATAGAACATCAAGTGGTCTTGTTATTGGAGAAGTCTACACAAAGATTGACGCTGTTCTTAAGAAAGCAAAAACTATGATTGAACAAGATGGTATTGAGAAGGAGCAAATAGCCGAAAACGCTGTTGGTACTACCGAGATTGATACTTCCGCAGCAACTGGAGGAACTTTTGGAAAAGCAGTAGCCGCATTAGGAGCTGCTAGTTTTACTACTATAGATGCTAATGTGTTAAATGCTGACTCTGTAATAGCGCGAGAAGTACAAGTATTCCCTAGTGGGGGTACAGCTCCTACTATTAGTGGAACTACACTTTCTGGAGCAGGTATTGATCTTAAACAAGATGGTGACTTATATGTGGGTAACGCCGCTGCAAATAAATACATATTCTGGGACCAGTCCGCTGGTGTAATGACTTTCCGTGGAGCTTTAAATGCTGGAGATATTTCAGCAGGAAGCATTGATGCTGATCGCATAACAGCTAGAAGTATTTCTGCGGATAAAATTACTGCAGGTAGTCTTACAGCTACTGAAATTGCTTCTAACGCTATTACTACTGTTAAACTTGCTGCAAATGCAATTACTACAAATAAACTTGCTGCAAATGCTGTAACTGCCGCTGAAATTAACGTATCAAATTTAAGCAGTTTAACAGCTGATCTTGGTACTATGACTGCAGGTAGTATGACTGGCGGAAGTTTAAAAGGCGGAACACTACCTGAAGCCTCGTCCGCACCAACGGGAACTGAGGCCGGTACCTTCATGGATCTTAGCGGTGGTAGGATGGTTCTCGGAAATGCTAGTAAGTACATTTGGTGGGATGGAACAAACCTAACAATTAACGGTGTTACAATTAGTAACGCAGCTCTGTCTAACTCTTCGGGTATTGCAACAGAAACTTTTGTAACTAATGCTATTAATGCTTTAGTAGCTGGTGCTCCAGATACTCTCAATACTTTAGATGAAATAGCAGCATCTATAGCGGATAACTCAAGTTTTGCAGGAGCAATGACAACTTCTCTAGCGGGTAAGGTTGCTACTAACTCTGCGCAGTCTTTATCTAATATTGCTAATGCAATGACAATTAGTGGTAGCACAATTACTTTAAATCGCGGTAACAGTAGCACTGATACTGTGACTGTACCCGATACAAATACTCAATTAAGTACAGCAGAAGTAAGATCTAAATTTTCAGCTGGTACAAATGTAGCAATTAGTAGTGGAGTAATATCATCTACAAATACACAGTATTCTGTAGGCGATGGTGGCTTAACAACTAAAGACTTTACTACTGCCTTATTTAATAAATTAAATGGTGGTACTTTTATTACAGATAATAGTCAGATCGCTAATACTAGAGGTTATATTACTACTAGTAATAATTCTGCTGCTGCGACTCTTGGAGGCATTGCAAGATCTGGCTTTGTGGAAACAAGTAGTAATCAAGCTCTAGGCACGGGAGCTAATGTACTAACTGTTAGTGGTAGCACTGTATCTCTAGTTAGAGCTAGTGGAGATACTGATACTGTGACTCTACCTAACGATAATACACAGTATTCAACAGCCTCCTCCTCTACGCTAGGACTTGTAAAAATTGGCTACTCAGAGAGTGGTAAAAACTACCCTGTTGAGTTATCTAGTGGACAGATGTTTGTTAACGTACCTTGGAGTGATACTAATACAAATACTACATACGCGGCGGGGACTGGGATTACTCTATCAGGTACTACGTTTAGCAACGCTGCTCCTGATAGAACAGTTGCTATAGCAGGAGCAGGAGCAACGACTGTAAGTGGTACTTATCCTAGCTTTACCGTTACTAGTACAGATACTAATACTGACACTACTAACTTTAATATTCAGGCTGAAAGTGGGGCTACTGAGAATATTTCTGCAGGCGAAACTGTAAAATTTACGGCAACTGGAGCAGCTACTGTAACTCGTAGCGGTAATACTGTTAATATTGCTTCTGTTAATACAAACGATAATTACTTTGTATCTTCTTTAACGTGGGCAACAGGTACAGGAGTGCTTACTCTAAATCGATCAGGACCCGCAGCACTTACTATAGACTTAGATGGTCGTTACTTACCGCTAGCAGGTGGAGCACTGACTGGAGCTCTTACTACAAACTCAACTATTGACGGTCGTGATGTAGCCGCAGATGGTGTTACAGCCGATGCAGCCTTACCTAAAGCAGGTGGTACAATGTCTGGTGCTCTTAATATGGGTGGACAAAGTATTACAACATCAGGAAATGCAAACATAGAACTTGATCCAGGTGGTTCTGGTGTAGTTATATTTAAAGGTAACTCTACAAAAGGTGCTGGACAATTTAAACTTAATTGTGAAGCTAATACTCATGGTATTACTATTAAAGGCCCTCCACACAGTGCAGGGGCTAGCTACACGTTAACACTTCCAAATAATGATGGAAACGCGAATCAAGTATTAAAAACAGATGGAAGTGGTGTAACAAGTTGGGTAGATCAAAGTAGTTCAGGAGTAAGTACTATACAAGCTGGCAGTGGTGTCGGTGGTATCATCGTGGGCGGCGGCACTTCTGCTACTGCTACTCTCTCAGTACATGCCAATCTTGAAGCAATAGCAGATGCAGATCAAGTTGCTAGTTTAGCTGTAGATTTCTTAGAAGCAGGAACTATTGTTGCAAATAATATCACAGCTGATACTATTAATGCAACTCACTTAGCTGTTTCTAATAATGCGAATCAAGCTAGTAATGCAGGTATATATTTTGACCCTAATGGTGTGATTACAATTAGAG